CTCGGGCTCGGGACTGACAGTGCGGCTGTCAGCTCCTTCGACGTCACCACCCCACCGGTCGAAGGTGTCGTCCGTGTCGGACAGATCCTCTCGAAGGATGTCCGTCAAGCGCGCCTCCTCCACGCTGTCACTGCCGTCCTCGGACTCGGGCATGTAGACAGGAACGGTTTCCCCGTCCTCGTTGGTAGTCCACCCGGCGAGGCGGCGTCGTGCGTGTCGGGCGTGGAAGGCCCCGCCAGCTGCCAGCGCGTTGACAACGACGGTCGCACACCGGACCACGATGCTAATGGGTAGGTGGGTGTGGTAGAGGGCAACGCGCGAGCACACCCATGAAGTCGCGGCAGCGGCGACAAGCCAAGTAGGTGCGGGTTCGTGCGCCGGCGCAGCGGGCAGGCGCCGGACGATGTCGCGCCCGACCCCAGCCCGCACTTGCTGGTCGTCGTCGCGAAACCCGATGCCGCTGGTCGTGCCCGTGTCCGCCGCGGTGTGCAGCACGAGAGCACACGCCACTTCCAGTGGTTTGTAGTGGCAAGGCACAGTGTGGAACACGAAGTGGCTAAGCGCGACGACGGGTTGCGCGCGGTAGGCGTAAGCCTCGTCCGCGGCAGCGTGCCAGGCAATCGGCGGCCAGATCATAGAGACGGCCGTCTCGTAGAGGGCAACCGACAACGCGTCCTGCGCGTTGAATCGGTGGCAGGCGGCGGGACACGCTTCGCGGATGAACCCGAGCTCGACCGCGTCGCTCGCGGCACCAAACATGACTTGGTAGCGCTCGCAGTTAACTTGCGCGTACATGTTGGCGCGCTGGCGCATCCGTTCGCACGCATCGCGGACAGCGTCGCACGCGAAATAGCCCGGGCAGATCGTACAAATCTTCCGTAGGTCGCGCCGAACGGTCAGCGACAAATCCTCGCGCGACACGGTCGGATGGCCGCATGAGTCAATGTTGCGCGCAAATGCCGCGATGGTGCGCACAACCGGGACGAGTGGGATGGCAAGATTGCGTTCCTCGACACGCATGCCAACCACAAAGTCCGCGACGCGCTCAGGCCAGGCACCGGCTGACACAATGTTTTGTGTCGCGAAGCAATTGGGGTGCACAATCACCAAGTCCGCGTCAAGGTGAGGTCCGAGGTCGCAAAGACATTCACCGTCAACGCGTCGAGAACAATATGTCTCGCCGAAGCGGTGGTCTTCGGGATGCCGGCACATCATCC